ATATGTATTTAACTTTTTGTAGAAAACAGTATGATTACGGTCCAAATAACATTGCAATGGGAACCTTATTAAGCAATGACAAAGAAATCAGTATGTCCCTATTAGGGATTATAGTGAGATTAAATGATAAAGTTAACAGACTGGTTAATTTAGCCACCAAACACGACTTCAAGGCACAAAATGAGCCGATTGAAGATGCATTCCTAGATGTAGCTATCTATTGCGTGATGGCATTAATCGTCAAATCAAGAAAATGGAGTAAATAATGGTAAAGAAATCAAAAAAGAGAAAGGCTTCTAAGAAGCCAGACTTTTGGCAAAGAGTTGCTAATGGTTGGAAAAAGTTCTTTTCACGCGGCTGGAAATAGTTATGGCTGGAATTAGGTGGACAGACAAAGAGATAGTCATATTACATCAATATGAAAAAACCGCGAAATCAGCGTTTACACTATATCAAGAAATAAGAAAATCTGGATATAATAGAACCTATAAAGCAGTTACTCGTAAAATAGAATCTTTAGGATTTAGAAAACCTACAAGATATACAACTGGACACGAAATTAGTATAGGGTACTTAGACATTGAATCTACAGGATTTAGTGCCAATATTGATGTAATGTTATCTTGGTGTATTAAAGGCAGGGGAGAAAAGAAAGTTGCAGGCGCTTGTATTACAAGAGAAGAGCTTATGTCTAAAAAACAAGATAAAAGAATAGTTAAAGAGCTAGTAGATGAAATAAATAAATATGATATTATATTTACTTATTATGGTACTAGATTTGATATTCCTTTTATTCGTACTAGAGCTCTATATCACGGAATATATTTCCCAATGTATAGACAAAAATCACACAAGGACCTATATTATGTAGTTAGGTCTAAGTTGAAATTACACAGGTCTTCATTGATGGCTGCAACAGAATTCTTTGGTATTGATGGAAAAACACGCATTAAACCAGAGTATTGGCAAAAAGCAAGGTGGGGCGATAAAAAGTCTTTAAAATATGTATATGAACACAATATTGCAGATGTTGAGATATTAGAGTTATTACATAGAAAACTAGAGTGCTACGCACCACCGACAGTTAATCCATTATAATAAGGAGTGAAAATGGCAAAAAAGCAAAAAGAAGAAAAAAATAAACTTATGTTTAATGAAAAAGAATATGAGTTTAGTTCTGACGAACTGAGTCAAGAAGCACAAGCTCAGTATGGTAGGGCAAATCAGCTTGCACTAGAAATGATGCAAGCAGAGAGAGCTTTGTCTGAAAAGCGTTTTGTTGTTAATAATTACATTCAATTTGTTGTGAATGAATTAGAAGACAATAAAAACCTTGACGAAAAAGAGAAAAAATAAGTAAATTAATGAAAACCCGTTTAGTAAATGGAGTTAAACATTGTTTGTTTGACAATGTCGCCGAGTTTCGAGACTATCACGATAGTGTCGCTCTGGTGTCGGATTGGCGGCATTCAAACAAAGGAGATTGGATTTTAACCGACGATGAAAGAGTATGTCAAATCTTACATCTTGGTGTAATGAAAAAATCTGATAGAAAAAAAGAAACTACATTTATAAGGACAATAATAGGTTCTTTCGTGTGTTCTCCTAATGTAAAGTTAGAAGGACCAATGAGAACAAATATGCACACTTTTTCTAAAGAGGGAAAATCTCCATCTGTAAGAAGAAGAGAAAGAAAGAATGCAACCAATTCTGAATTTCTATTTGCTAAGTATGTTGCTAAAGGAGATGATGTTGTAGATGCTTATATGAAAGCATTTCCCAGTAACAACAAAAAGTATTCAGAAAGAGAATCAAAACTATTATTAAAAACGGAAAGGATGAGAAGTTTGATTAGAGAAGAGATAGATAAACATTTATCAGAAGCTGAAATTACTCCTAAATATCTTTTAGAAGAAATGAGAGATATTATAGATAAAAAAGAATCTAGTGATAGAGACAAGATTTCAGCAGTAACAACATTAATGAAAATATCTGGAATGATGGACACTGAAAAGAAATCAGAGTCTCTTACGTTGTTCCAGGGTTTTACAAAGGAGCAACTAAATGCAATTCAAGAGCCCAAAAACAAAAAACTTCTTGAGGCTAAAAGAGATATCAAGAAATAGACGTTGTCATATATGCCTCTTTCCCTTGAGAAAGACAGGTGTATATATATGGTCTAGGTCAAGAGATGATTGTATGGGAGTTAAATGTTTTAATTGTTTAACAATATACTCTCCAGATTTTAGCATTCTTGAAATGGGAATACCTAGAGACGTAGGATATGCATAATGAGATTAGCTGTATATGGCACTCTTAGAAGAGGTAGGGTTCAAAAAGGGAGAGTTGAAGGATTTAGTTTAGTATTTCCTGGAACACAGGCTTTTCCAGCATTAATTAAAAATCCAAAAGGAAAAGGAGCTGTTGTAGAGCTAGTTGATGTAGAACAATCGGACCTTGCTGAATACGATAGATATGAAAATACAGACGGAGGGCTGTATATAAGAACAACTGTAGACGTTGACCTTCCAGACTTAACACAAGAGAAGTGTTGGATATATGTTGCTGGCCCTCAATTGTGGCAAGGTTCTACCTCATTTACTGAAGTACCAGACGGAGACTGGTTATCAAAAAAAACATTAATTATGTTGGACAGAGTATATGAAAAAGAATTCCAAGAAACCAGAGATATTTAATATTATTCCTCCAGACCTTTCTCAAAAGGAAAGGGCACTAGAGTTAGCAAGAAAAGACATTATTACTTTTGGACAAATGTTTTTACCAGAAGATTTTATGAAGTCTTCTCCTGCTCCATATCAATATGAATTAAGCAAGTTGCTTTTAGGGGACGAAAAAAGAGCTTGTATTATTCTTCCTAGAGGGCACGCAAAATCTACTTTAGCAAAAACTGCTCTATTATACAAACTATATTTTAATCCGTCTGATAGAAAAGAGTTTATTGCTTGGGTTTCAGAAGAACAGTCTCAAGCGATTGACCACATTAAATATATTCAAAACCACATAGACATTAACCCTGCTTTAAATTATTATTTTGGAGACTTAAAGGGAGAAAAATGGACCGAGAAAGAATTTACTACTGCAAGAGGAGATAGGATTATTGCAAAAGGAACGACACAGAGATTGCGTGGTCGTTCTCAGCTAGGGCTTCGTTATACCAAGATTGTTCTTGATGATTTTGAGTCTGAATTAAATACAAAAACACCTGAAAGAAGAAGAGAGATTAAAGAATGGGTTATGTCAACCGTAGAGCCAGCATTAGAAAATTCTAAAGAAAATGAAGGGTCAATATGGCTTATCGGTACCATTGTTCATTATGATTCTTTTCTTCAGGGAGTATATGACGGTTATTTACAAGCAGAAAAAGAAGGTAGAAAATCAGTTTGGGACGTTATGTATAAGAAAGCTATCGTAGACGGAGTTCCTTTATGGCCCAACTATTTTAGCAAGAAAAAATTAGATGATATTAAAAGCAGGTTTAGTGATATGGGGCTTGTTCATAAATTTGCACAAGAATACTTAAATGAAGCAAGAGATTTAGAAACCGCAAAATTTAAGATTAATAGATTGAATTATTATAGAGGACACGTTGAGTCTAGAGATGGATTTAATTATATGATGATTGATGAATCTGCAATTCCAGTTAATCTTTATATTGGAGTAGATTTGGCATATGAAGCAAACTCAAGAAGCGATTATCAAGTAATAATGGTAATTGGTATTGATAGTGAAAGAAATATATATATAATAGACTATTATAGAGAACATTCTCCTTTATATGATATGCCTCAAAGAATATTTGAATATGCAAGACAATATAGTCCTGTTAGGAGAGTTAATGTAGAACACGTTGGCGCACAGGGAGTTATTAAAGACTATGTAAATAAATTAATAGGAAGAGATAGAAAAATGGCTCCAGGCCTGGCTCAAGGTGTCAGACCTCCAGGAGGTATTAAAAAAGAAGATAGGTTAGAAGCTTTATTGTGTCCTATTGTAAATGGTAGAAAATTATTCCTAAAAAAAGAACACGACAATATTGTAGATGAAATGTTCGAATTTCCAAAAGGCAGAAACGATGACCTATTAGATGGGTTGTGGTATTCTGTTACAACAGCAAAACCGCCTAGAAGTTCTGCAATGGAACGCGAAAAGCTAGAGGAAAAAATAAGTAAGATGGAAGGCAGTTTTGCGTCCCAAGCCATTAGTTGGATTACTGGACAGAAAATATAATTTTTGTCTTGACAAGAATAAGACAAATGTAGTAGTTTAGTCTTAAAATACCACACTGGGAGTATATGGCAAATTACGACGATTTAAATAAAACAAAACCGCAAATATCACGAGAACTTTTTAGGCGTTGGAGCGACGCAAGACGACAGTGGGAAGCAGAAGCTAGAAACGCAGTTGATTTTGTTTTAGGAAATCATTATACCGCAGAAGAATCTAGTGCTTTACAGGCAGTTGGGCAAGCTGATTTTGTAATAGATAGAGTATATGCTGCTGTCGATAAACTAAAATCATTGCTAACAGCACAACCTGCAAAATTTACAGCGATAGGAAGAGAAGATTCTGATAACAAACTTGCAAATGTTTGGAAAACTATATTAGAATATGTTTGGGATATCTCAAAAGGAGATACTATTTTTAAACAAACTGTTCACGACTATGCCACTACAGGTTTAGGATATATGTATGTTTATATGGACCCAGAAGCTGATTACGGAAGAGGAGAAATAAAATATATAAATGTTGACCCTTTTAGAGTATATGTAGACCCTGCTTCTAGAGACAGATTTTTTACAGATGCTTCTGGAATGATTCTTTCAACCTTTTTAACGAAAGACCAGGTTTTAGATTTATATCCAGACTTAGAAGATATTATAGAAGACATATCAGTTGGAGACAATTCTCTATATGGAGAAGATTATCCAAACTCTAATGTAAAAAATTCTCAAAATGTGCTTACTCCTGCAGAAGCAAGCAACCTAGATTATAATGTTAATAAAAAATATCAAATATTAGATAGGTTTTATAAAACAAAAGTTCCTTACTATAGGTTGTTTAATACTGTACAGGGAACAGAAAAAATTATTAACGCTGAAATTTATGCTAATGTTATACAAGAAGAAAAAAATGTGGAAGCAATAGCTAGTGGAGCAATAGAAGTAGAAGAAGTATTACAAACAAGAATTATGCAATGCTCTAGCATTGGAGAAACTTTATTATTTGAGCGTGTTCTTAATACTGATATATATCCAATTGTTCCTTTCGCAAACATTTGGACAAACACTCCCTATCCAAAGTCAGATGTGAACAAGGTTAAAGACTCTCAAAGGCTTTTAAATAAGTTATTTTCTTTAACCTTGTCACACGCTCAATCTGCCGCAGGATTAAAACTATTAGTTCCTGAAGGAAGTGTTGATAGCGTTAGCCAGCTAGAAAAAGATTGGGCAAATCCAAATGCGGTTATTGAATATAATCCAGAATTTGGTGACCCACATTTTCCACAACCAGCTCCTTTAACGAGTGAGTTTTATTTTCTTATAGATAGGGTGGAAAAATATATAGATTTAAATTTTGGTATTCCAGAATTATTACAAGGATTTAAAGACCAGGCTCCAGAATCAGTAAGAGGAACAATGCTTTTATCTGAAATGGGTGAGTCAAGAGGGAAATCCAAACTAAGAGATATTGAGGCTTCTTTATCTCAAGTAGGGCAAGTAATTTATAATCTTGCTAAAGAACATTATAAATTTAAAAAGACTTTTAGAGTTGTACAACCGAATAATGATTTAACTGAATTTACAATTAATATGAGACTGTATGATGATAAAACGAATGAAATCGTGTCTATTGATAATGATTTGTCGATAGGACAACACGATGTTCGTATAATATCAGGTTCAACTTTACCAAGCAACAAGGTTGCAGAATATAATATGTATTTAGATGCATATAAGTTAGGTCTGGTAGACGATGTTGAGGTTTTGAAAAAAAGCGAAATCTTCGACAAAGAAGGCGTTCTTCAACGAAAAGGAACAATGGCAAAAATGCAACAATATATTGCACAACTTGAAAATCAAGTAAAGAAACTTGGTGGAGATTTACAAACAGCTGAAAGAGAATCAGTCAGTGCTCGAAAGAGAACTGAAGTTGAGAAATTTAAAACTCGACTTAATGATGTAATTTCTTCTACCAAAGTAAAAGAAAAAGAGAAGGTAATTGCGTTGGAAAATATGGTAGACCAAATGTCCGATTCGTTAAAACAGGAAGAAAAACAAAAACAAAAACGTGGTTCCGAGCCTGAGGGCTAAATCGCGGAAGGAGAAAACAAAAAATGGCAAACAAAGAAAAAGAACAGGTTGAAATACAAGACCCAATCGTAGAATCAGTTGGAACAGAGGAATTTGCTTCAGTTGAGACTCAGTCTGATGAAGGTGTAGAAGCATCTGAAGCAGAAGTAGATTGGGAAACAGAAGCTAAAAAGTTTCAGTCTATGTATGACAAAAAGGTAGTAGAGCACGATACATTATCGCATCAGTCTCAAGACTTGATGCAACTAAGAGATGTGTTAAATCAAAAACCTGAGTTAGTTGATATAATAGAAGAGAACCTTGCGGGGGAATCTGATTCGGTTAAAGAGACTGGAAAAACTCCAGAAAACTTTGACCCTTGGGATGCTTACTACAAGCCAGACTCAGAATCTTACAAATTTAGAGTAAGTCAAGAGAAAAAGCTTGTACACGAAACAGTAGATAACGAATTAGCTAAACTACAAAACGAAATGGCTATGAATAATTTGAAAACTGAATTAGTTGCTAGTCACGATATGTCACAAAGTGATGCTCAAGAGTTTTTAAGTTTTGCAACAACACCAAAAGCTAACCTACCTATAGAAACACTTATTAGTGTATGGAAAGAAAGCAAAGGTATCAGTGCAAAACCAAATGAAAACAAACAAGCCGTGCAAGCTGCTAAATCAGTTCCTAAAACCGCAGGTGTTCTTCAGGGAGGCGAACAGCCTCAGAAAGCTGAGAAAGACCAGGTTTGGGATAGAATTTTAAATGCTGGAAGTTTTGGTAGAGGTTTAGCTAAGAAATAACAAACTTAGGAGACTAAAACAAAATGGCGTATAATCAAAATATATTAAAAACGTCAGATGTAACCTCGGCCGCGAGTAGCGCTGGTTATGGAACAGCTCCAGACCAAAGAAAGCTGTATGATTTCTCTGATAGAGTTGCAGAACTTATGCCAGAAGAATCACCTTTTTTCGTCTATTTATCTAAAGTTGCAAAAGTACCAACAGATGATAACATTTTCCGTTTTTTAGAAAACAGAACTGTTACTAATTGGACTTCACGCACCTTTGATACAGCTGCAGCCGTAAACGGTGGTAGTGCTGTTGCCGCAAACGAAACACACAGTTTTACAGTGGATATCGATAGTGGTACAGCAATAGGCTTCCTTGTAAAAGGAATGGTGTTTGCAGTCAGAACTAATGACGCAGACAACGATGGTTACTCACAAGTTCTTGTTAGAGTTGAGTCAGCACCAACAGTAGGCAGTGTTTCTACCTCATTTACAGGTAGAGTAATTGACCTATCAGCTTCAGGTGTTGACGGGTATGCAACCATACCCGACGGTTCAAAATGTCAGATAGTTGGTACATCTTACGGAGAAGGAACAGGTTCACCTGATACTTTTTCAGATACACTAGATGATAATTTTGGGTACACTCAAATCTTCAAAACAGCTTGTGAAATGACAAACACAGCAATAGCGACAAGATATCGTGGCTATTCAAATGAGTTCGATAGAATTTGGGCTCAAAAACTACGTGAACACAAAGTTGACATTGAAAGAGCTATGCTCTTCGGTCAAAAAGCAAGAACCTCTGATGGTATTCAATACTCAGAAGGTCTTGTTGGTAATATCGTAAAAAATGTTAACCCTAATGATGGCAATACAGCTTTAAGCTTCTCTTCTGGAAAAGCTTATAACAGAACATTGGACGAAGGAGAGTTAACATACGACAGACTACTTAGTGATTTAGAAGTAATATTTGACCCTGCAAGAGGCGGGGCGAATGAAAGACTATGTCTTGCTTCTTTACCAGTAATTTCTTACTTTAATAAAATGGGTGATGGTGCATTCCTTGATAGTTCAATGGGATATTCCAATTCTCCATTTAAATTAAATGATGACGTAGCTGGTTCTTTTGGTCATAGACTAATGGAAATCAACACTGTTCACGGGTCGCTTTACCTAGTTAAAGAACCTCTATTTAGAGGCATTGCGAGCGGATTTATGTTAATGGCTGATATGAGCAAATTAGCATACAGACCGTTAGTAGGTAATGGTTTAAATCGTGATACTCAAATTATGACTAATGTTCAGGCATCAGACGAGGATTTGAGAAAAGATATGATTCTTACAGAAGCAGGTCTTGAAATCACATTACCAGAATCTCACGCACTATACAACGTGGAGGGAATCTAAAATGAGAAGTTCATATTTAGAAGTTAACAGTGGAGTTAGCAACTGGGACGCAAAACTACTTAAAGTTACAGCAGACTATGATATGGTCGCTGACGAAAGTGGTGCTATTGTCCTAGTAAACCCTACAGCAACAACAGAGATTAATTTACCAGCTTTATCGACTTTACAGTCAGGTTGGAATTGCAAAATCATATTAACAGAAGATACAGACGGTAGCGATACTGGTATGAATCAAATCGTTAATATTGACTTTGGTTCTGGAAATGATGTAGTAGGACATACAGTATGTGTCGATGGTGACGCAGGTGATATTGCAGTAAACAATGATGATTACATTAATTGTTCTGCAGCCGCTACACCAGGAGACAGATTTGACATCTTCACAGACGGTGTCAGATGGTATGTAAATGGATTCGTTGCCGATGGTAGCGAATGTTTATTTAATACTGCAGCTGCTTCATAAACTAATCCGTGAGGATTAACAGTTTTAGATACTGTGGGGTTGTTCGTAGAAAGGTTCAACCCCGAACATCTTAAGAATTTTAAACTAATAGGAGAATAAAATGGCAAATTTTGACACTGTAACAAAAGTTATTATCAATGATATAAGTGTAGACGCAAGTACCGTAGCAGGTTCTTTAGCTAAAGAAATAAATGACTATATAGAAACTATAGACGACGCAAAGCTTGTAGATATTAAAGCTGTAATGCTTGACAGAAGTAGAATTGCATATATTGTAGTTACCAAGGTTTAATGGCTAAGTGTCAACATTGTGATGCTCCAAATCCAGAAGGATATTTTAATTGTCCTGAATGTGGAGAAAGAGCTTCAAAACCTAAGTGGACACCACAGTTTGTTGTAAGGGAAAATAGTCCCTGGGCTACTGCAATTAGAAAAGACCAGATAGATTTTAATGAAATCTCTATGGATGACCACATTAAAAGAAGCCAGGAGAAAAAAGCAAAAGAAAAAAAAGAGCTATATAATAAAGCTATTAAATGGGATAAATAGGAGGAAATATGCCAAGTGGTAAAGGAACATACGGAAAAAAAGTAGGACGACCAAAAAAGAAGAAGAAGAAAAAAGGTAAAAAGAAATAATGCGCGGTTTAAGACAGCAAATTGTAAGAAGAAGCAATGGACCGAAGAAAACAAGACAAGGACAAAGTAAACACACAAAGTTTGGTACAAAAATTAGTACAAAATATTATAAAAAGAAATATGTAGGACAAGGTAAATAATGGCAACATTTAAAGTACAAGTAGAAGATATAACAGGTTCTGTAGGAGATGATACAGCACTAAGTAGTTGGCTACAAGACGGAGCTAAAGAGGTTATTAATTTTATACCTAAGCTAAGACTTGAGGAAGTAGCATCAACTTCTGTATTTGAAAACACTGTTGATGTTGAAGGGAAAAAAGTTTTAGGAGTTTTAAGAAAAGACGAAGACAATAGTAATTTTCTTACTCCTTGTGTAAAAGTTGCACCAACTAAAAAAGGAATCATACAAGACTCAAGCAATATGGAATATGCAACAACAAGTGACCCAGTTTATTGGATGGATGGAGATACATTACAAGTATTTCCTACAAGTGCTTCTACAAACGATATGTCTTTAGTTCATACAAGTTTTGATTTTTCAGCAGTTACTTATGATGATTCTTCTATAACAAATTTTCCAGATGAAGCAGAACCAGCAGTTGTATTGTATGCAACAAGAAATGCATTACAACGATTAATGACAGACATCATATCTAATTCTAATATAACCACTGCACTAACTGCAGTAAAAGCTGAATTAGATGAATTACCTGCTATAGCAGATTTAGCTGCTGCTGAAATAGTATTAGGTAAAACAGAAGCTGCAGAACTAGCGACTCAAACAGATAATGCTGGAGCTATTAATACTGCCTTAGCTGCAATAGCAACAGAATTAAATAAGGTAGATGAAATAATATTATTAGCACACGAAGAATTTGATGAAGTAGCAGCAGAAGTAAGTTCTACTGCAACATCTCCAATTACTCAGGCAAGAGCAGCAGTTCCTTCTGCTTTATCTATTAATGATTTAAGTGTAAATGCAGTATTGCCTTCTGTCCCGTCTTTAGGAACAGTAAGTTATAGTAGTGCAAGCGCAACTGCCGTAGGAGATACTACAGTAGGAAATGTTCCTGGTGAAATAGATGTAAGTTCAAATGCTCCTTCATATACAAAACCTACATTAAATTTAAGTAGTGTGGCAATATCAGATTTAAGTATAAGCGCAAGCGCACCTACTGCTCACGATATTAGTACACCATTAGTTAACTTTGGTGCAAATGAACCTACTTTTACACCTCCAGATTTAACTATAGATATGGCTCAGTTTTCAACGTTTTTAGAAACAGATGAAGACTCTGAGTTAGCTCAAGTACAATTAGGAAGATTAAATAACGAGGTACAACAGTATCAAGCTAATATACAAAAAGAAGTAGGTAATTTTAATAGAGATGTTCAAGTTTATCAAGCTGAATTACAAAAAGCAATTAAAAATGCAGAATTGACATCTGCTTCAGAAGCACAACAAATGCAAGAGTATAGTAACGATATTCAATTATATGCACAAAATATTAATAAAGAAGTACAACAATATCAACAGAACACACAAAAAGAATTAACATTGTATCAAGCTAGAACAGGTGTAGAATTACAACAATATGTTCAAGATATACAAAATGAATTAAATGAATTTAATAAAGATAATACAAGATATCAAACAGAGTTACAAGAATCTCTTGCTAAGTTTAATGCTGACCAACAAAAGGTAATTACACAAGCACAAATAACTGCAGCTGATGCACAGCAAACAGCACAACAAAGCACTCAAGTGGCAATGCAAAATGCAATACAAGCTATGCAAGCTACTGCACAAAACAATGCAAACCTACTTACAAAGTATGCATCAGAATTACAAGTATATTCAGCTAGTGTAAATAACCAAGTTCAAGAATATGCACAAAATTTACAACAGAAAGTAGCTGAATATCAATCTTCTTTAGCAATACAGGGTAGTTATTATCAAGAAGCACAAGCTAGGGTTAATGCTGGTAATGCATTTTTATCACAAGCACAATCAACGATAGCTCAAGCTCAAGGATATGCTTCTGAAGTCGGAGCCAGAGCTGCGTTTTCTGGAGCAAAAGGACAAGCAGTTCAAGCTTATATAAATACTGCTCAAGCATATATGGGAGAAATGCAATCAAAGATTGGAATATCTGGAGGATATTTACAAGAAACACAAGGAAGACTAGCCGTAGATACTGCTAAATATAGTTGGTATGAAAAACAATATACAATGGTAGATGCGCGATATAAAGAATTTTTACAGTCCTTACAAGGACAACAACAACAAAGAGGAGAAAGATAATGGCAGCAAATAAAGCAACGGTAAGTGTAGCAGCATCAGTTTTGCCAGACGAATTAAAGGCATCTGTTGGTGGTTCAATCGTATATGATTTGAACGACTCTGCTGGAGACACTGAAAATTGGGTATATTATGCTAATAACGTTAGTGCAACAAATCAAGCACTATTGCCAGCAGATATTGGATTTTTAGCTGGAAGCGCTGGTGATGTAAATACAAGAGTTAATGCTGGTACTGATACTATAGGATTTTTAGTTTTAAAACATTCTGGGTATCAAGGAGATGGAACTACTGTATCAACAGATAATTTATTCTTTAATTTTACTAACGGAGTAAGTGCAGATGATGCTACTGGGAATATAGTTTTAGAACCTGGTGATGTATGGTGGGGAAGATTTGCAGGAGCACCAGATACTGCTGATTTTGAAGTAGAAGCAGCAGCAAATACAGTAAAAGCTTTAGTATATGCGTGTATTGATGACGTGTAGAATAAGGGTATAAAAATATGCCTAATACAAAATGGACAGAACAAAGTATTGCTCCAAGTACATCTTGGACAGAGCAAACAGTAGAACCAAGCACGTCTTGGACAGAACAATCTATTGCTCCTTCTTCAAGTTGGACTGAAACATTAGCTTCAGTATCAACAACTTGGACAGAGCAAGCGATAGCTCCTTCTACTTCTTGGATAGAAACACTAAGCGGGTTTTCTCTTTGGGAAGACGGTGGAGATATGTGGGAAACAGTATCACAAAATTATGAGGATTAATTATGGCAGCAATTGAATTTAGCGCAAAAGAAATATTAAGCAGAGTACGACAAGCAGTACCAGATGCTAGGGAAAACTATGTGATAAACCTAATCAATCAAGGATTAGTAGATATGGGAAGATATTCTATTAAAACAGAATATGGTAAAACAAACTTGGTAAATGGTCAACTATGGTATGGGTTAGATGATGATAGAGATATTACTATAAACAAAGTGTTTAGAGTAAGTGTTTTAAATTCAAATAGCGAATATATACAAATACCTAGATTGTTAAATCAAGAAATTAAAATGACAGACACGGAGTAAAAAATGGCAGCAGTAACCAGTACATATACAGACCCTTCTGATACATTTGTATGGTGGATTGAAGGAGATAAAATTGCTATAGCAACAACCAAAGGAGATGGAGGAACCACAGAAACCGCTGAAGGTAAATATAAAGCAGCAGTGATTGGTTCTGGTTCAGACTATATCTCAAACGGGTTTTTAATTTCTTATTATGCAGAACCAGACAAAGTAACAGCTATTCAAGGTTCAGGAAGTACAATAGATTTAGACAATGTATTACAACCTTTGTTAATAGATTTTGTGAAAGGAAATTTATTATTAGACAAGGCAGCACAAGCAAGTGACCCTAATACTGCTGCAATTAAAGGACAGATGGCACAACAGTTTTTAAATAATTATAAAGAAGGGATTAGAAAATACGGAATGAAGAAGAAAGACAAAACGGGAGGAACTAGAGCTATTGTTCCTGCAGATTTGAGGTAATAAATGGCAACTTTAACTGGACAAAAAGTTAAAAATAGCTATAAGGACTTATTACAAGTTTCTAATAGCAACTCTGGTGTCGATGGGACTCTTCGCACTATATCAGATGGTGAAGCTACTGACAGTGTTCTACAATTAAGTAGTG